AAAGAAATTATTAGCAAGAGGTGCTAATTGTTTTCTATCTTGTTCTGTTTTCTCGTTTGCAAATACTGGTTGGGGATTAGTTGAAGGATCAGGTAATTCTCTTGGATTTTCATCCATTTCTATATGACCTGTTGAGACATCTACATCTGCATGGTATGTCATTCCATCCATACCATATCTGTTTTTCATTAAAAAAAATCTTCCTGTACCATTTACTTTATCTTGGGGTAATCTTGATAAAGACATACAAAAATCTGTAATCATAATTTTATTATATGAACCAGCTGCCTTATCTCCTTCAATTACATCATCTTTTGCACCTGCTCTATTAACTTGAGATACAGACCATACAGGAACATTTAATGTACGAGCAAGTGCCTTAGTAGAAACATAGGTATTGTCTAAACGTTCTTTTTCATCTTTAGAGTTACTACTACTTTTTAATAAATCAACATAATCAATAAGAATCATGTCAGGGGGATATCCTAAATCGGTCATTTTTTGTATATGTCCTTCAATCGTAGTAATTGATGCTTGCCCTGGGGAGTATTCTTTAATTGTTAAAGTACCTTTTAAATTCTCTAAATATGTTTTAACTTTATCTTGGTGTAAATGTACAGTGTTTACAGGTTGGTTAACAAAATGTGCATCATATCGTTTACCAACATACCCTTCAGATAATTCTAATGTATAATGGGCAACATTTAATCCTAATTTTACAGCGTGGGCACCTAAAGCAACCATTGTCCATGATTTACCTCCACCAGGAGAACCAAATATTAAACCAAAGTCACCTCCACCTAAACCACCCATTAACCTTTCATTAATAATTGGCCAAGGAGTAGGTATTACTTGACGGTCTTCTTCTTTATAACGAGATTCTACATCTTTAAGATATTCATGTCCTATATTCTTATCTTGTCCTGCTTTTAGGGCATTATCAATTGTAAAACGAATATCATCAAACATTCCATCCTGAAGTAAGTCAACAGATCTTAATAATGCTGATTTTAGTGCTTGGTTTTTACAAAAGTTTTGAAATTCTTGTTCAACATATTCTTGATCATCGTTTACCATTTTGTAAACTTCTTTTAATTGATCAATAATTGCTGTTTTTAAAATATCATTATCTAATTTTTTAACTTCAATCTTAAGAAAATCTAATGTGGGTGTAGAATGAAATTCATCAAAATACTGTAATGTTTCCTTTACAAGCCATTGATGTGCTTGGTTCTCAAAATAAGAAGGTATAATTACATCTCTAATATTAAGTAAAAATTTCTTATTCTTTAATAAAGAATGTATAACCTTTACTTGAAAATGAGGTCCGTATTGAGATAAAGTTTTTAATGTCATAACCTATTTAATCTTATAATTTTGAAGATACGTAAATACTTCTGATAGCCAAAATTCTGTGTTGGGGATTCCACGACCTAATAAATCTTTCTCATACATCCCTAAAAATTTAGATTTGTTAAAATTATAGGGGTTTGTTTCTATAAGTTCGTCTAGTTCTTTTTGATCTCTTTCAACTAATTCAATTTCTTCCAAACACATCAACTCATAATTTATCTCAAGTTGTTTTTTAAATAAATGAACATTACCATAAATCCCATGTTCATCTACTTTATCAGTTGCCTTTTGATATGCTTCCTGTAATGTGAATTTTTCTTTACCTCCTATTTCAGGAAAATATTTCATTAACTTTTTAGGACCTAAACCTTTAACACCTGGGAGATTATCTGATTTATCACCCATTAAACATTTCATTGTAATAAAATTATGAGCGGGTAGACCATATTGTTCATATACATCATTTGGTCTATAGAATTTCTTTTTAATTGGTGAATAGACTGTAATTCTTTCATTTACTAATTGTAGAAAGTCTTGATCAGCAGAATAGATTATAATGTCATCTTTTAATTTCTGGGATAGATATGCTATTGTATCATCTGCCTCTATTTTGTCTATGATTGAAATATTAACAGGTAATGTTTTTAAATAATCTAATAAACGCATCATTTGAGTAGAAACCGATTCCGATTCTTCTTCTAATGTAGAAAACACATTAAAATTAGTAATACGTTTTATTTGTCGGTTTGCTTTATAATCTGCGTAGGTATTTCTACGATTTGTAATATTTCCTTGTCCATCAAATACTAAAATAACTCTAGTGGGTTGGATTAGTTTGATAGCATAACCTAATGATTTCATAAATCCAACTAATCCCCCAACATGATTACCTTGTGGGTTAATAGCGGGTATCATGGCAAATGAACGTAAAAATGTATTCATTGAATCTATTAGGAGCACCCTACTATTTAAGTGCAGGGGCTCCAATGTAGATTCCTCATGCAAGTTATTGAGAATATCTTGATATGTTTTATTCATTTCGTAACATAAGTTTATAATCTATATGTGGGTATTGTAGAATGAATAGATGAAGTAATTCTTTAGATAAAACAGGTAAAGTAGGTAGTTTTGTTCTAAGTAAATTATAATAATCAAAAATAAAATCTATCCCATAAGTATAATCTAAAAACAATTTTTCTTCTAATAACCAATACCATAAAGTGGTATGTTTTATATTTTTAGTTATTTGTTGTATTTGGGGGAGTAATTTCATGGGATTTATAATCTCATAATGGTCTAATAACAATGTATCACATTCTCCTTTATATTCATTAGCATCTCCATGAATTATTTCAATTTTAGGAGAAAATTTGGTACCTATCTTTTTATGATACTTTATAAGACTTTTATTTTTTTCTATAACTGTTATCTTAGTTACTTCTTTTTTAGTAGCAATCCAGTTTTCTCTAACAGCAAAACCTAAACCCGTACAAATACAATGACCTTTAGCAATATAATAATGACTTAATACTTCTAAGGCTGAATCATGATTTAAGTAATCATAAGCCATAAGGGGTTCATTGTTTATAAATAAACGTACACCAACTTTATTAGGAGTAAATCTTACTTCTATATTTTTTTTCTTGTAAGGTACAAGATGGGGAGGTCTATAATTAGTATCCTTTAGGATTTTATTCATCTGACGTAGAAGCTATATTTTTAAAGTCTTCTTCGTCTGATCCCTCTAATACTACTTCAAATGGTCCTTCACCTAAAATAGCACCCCATTCTGATTGATGTTCTTTTTTATAATTATCTATATCTTTTTTAGTATCAGATATGAATCCATGAGGGGTAACTACAATTTTACCAGTAGTTGTAACACCCGAAATATGATTTTTCTCTACGGCTACTTTTACTTTTTTAGCCCATTCTACTTTTTTACCATCTTTTACAGCATTTACTTTTAAAGTACCTGAATTAGAGATGTTACCAAATGTGACAATTAGAGTTGAATCAAAGAACATTGTATTACCACCTTTATTTTTCATAATAGGTGGAGACATAGGTCCAATTGGTTTTTCAACCCAAATCTTATTTACAGCAACTAACGAATTAGTATATGGATAAGATTCTTTACGTGATAATAAAATTTCTTGATTGATAAAGTTTCCAAATTGAGTTGACATTGCACCTGCATTCCACTCATTATTATTTTTTGCTTTTTCAACTGACATTTGACAAGGTACAGATCCAATTGAATCCCATAAAAATACCATATCCATCGGTAAATTACCTTTCGCTTGTTCATTCATTAGATCTGCCATAAATCCTGCAACGGCTTCTACAGTACCTAATTGACCTCTATCAGCATAAATAAAATTACCATCTACACTTATTACTTGGCCATTTTCATCCTTAGTTACATCAACATCTAATCCCATCATTATAGCATGGTCCCAAGACCATTTCATCTCGGTAACAATGAATACAGGTAAAATCCCCATTTTTTGGGCATTAACTGCTACTTCTAATAAAGCAGTTGTTTTACCGGAATCGGAATGTCCACGTAATAATGTAATATGACCATGAGGAATACCTGGTAGTGATACCATTTCCTGCCAAGCAGGAGATAATGGAATCCATTCCTGGTCTTTAAAGGTATTATTTGCAGTTCCTAAGCCTTTAGCAGCTTTAAACTTATCAAGGGAGAATGTCCCCTTAACAGCCTTAGAGATATCACCTCCAAGGCTTGTTTTTTTCTTAGCCATTTAATTAGTCTTTAAATAATTCTTCGAATTCATTTTCGTTAAATGTTTCTTTTTTCTTAACATTCAACGTATAACCTGTATCTTTAGATGCTAATTCCTCAGCTGAGATATCAGGATTTACAACATCAGGAATTGATTCTTCTGTTGATTCAGGGTTTAACCAATCTTGAAGTGCAGTTTTCATTTCATCATAAGAATATTTCTTATAATATTTTAGCAATTCAGGTTGTTCAGATAACCATTTTTCTACTGAAGTGTTATCATCTGATAATGGAGTTTGTTTTGGTTTAACCCGGAGTGAAGTTTGTGGATAAGGATTACCTTGAACTACTTCTACTGTCATATCTAAACCGGCTACAACATCTGTAAAGTCGCCATAATCTTCATCAGCAGCATAACTAAGCAATTCTTGATATACTTGTTTTCCAAATTCCCAAAAACGTACGCCTTTGTTTTCTTCACCTCTAACAATAACGGGAGCAAATACTCTCATTTTAGGCTCTAACTTTTTAGCTAAACGCCAGTTTTCAGGTTCAGATGTTTTACGTAGTTCTTTTGAGAACTCTACAATAGGATCTTTTTCACCATAATTAATAGGTGAAATCATTGTTCTGTTTCCAATCCCATAATGAAAATATACTTCACTAAATGGATTGTCTTTGTTTTCCTTATAGGGTACAAATCGGATTTGTGATTTGCCCATAGGAGCTTTCCAAAAATACTGACTTCTGTCAAATTTTTGTTGGGTTTGTTGGCCTTGTGGGGCTTGAAGTTGTTCTAACTTGCTTGAGATTAAATCTAAATTCATGTTTATAACGTTTTTTATATAACTTAATTAATGTAATAACTTATTTTTAGGTATCCAAATTAGAAATTGATTATTTCGTGAACTTTGGTATCTAATTTTTTTAATTCTCCTCCTGTAGTCAATAAAATACAATTGCGATGATCTTGCCAGTTTACTCTATAACTTGTGTCTAATCTACCTTCATTTAATGAACGAATTAAATCATTGAGAGCATTTATCGTATATAATGTGTTGGATTCTTTTTTTCTATGCAAAAGAATAGTATTCTCTAATATAGTATCAGACATATTAAAGGAATCTACATTGTATGTGCACACATACTCGTTAGTGGATTCTACATATAAAACAAATATTTTATTGAATAATATTTGGTATTGTTCTTTTATAGTATCTACAGTGGATTCTAGTTGTTCTTTAGTAGTAAAGGTGCAAAATAGTTTATTTGCCAAATCGTCAAAATTAATATCGTAATCCATAATAAATATTATATATATTTTAAAGAATTATAGTTTAGACCATACGCTGCCTTTACTACAAAACCGTTAATTTCTAATAGTTGTTTTATTGTTTTTAATACTTCCTTCCCATCACCAACTGCATAATCGATTAAGAATGAATCGTATGTGTATAATATAACCTTACTTTGTTTATCTTCCAAATATTCTATGACTTGTTTTACAGAAACTACATTATTGTGCGTTTCTGCGGACTGAATTACATAATTTAGTATTTTATTTGGTGTAGGGTTTTGAATTTGTTCTTTATCTAGTATTTTACCTCCTACTAGCTCTAATTTTCCTGTAGCATTGAATAGGGTCCATAGTTTATCTATATATTCATTCATTGCTTTAAAGAAAGGTATCTCTTTATATTCTTTAAACACACCTCCATATAATTGTTTGAAGGTTAGTTCTTTAGATTGTTGATATTCTTCAGGAGTTAATTCTTCTTTACCAAAATACATACGTCCTAATTGAGTATGGACAGAACCTCTGTCTAATGGAAAATCGATTAACTTAGCCATAATTCTTACATGATAAGCATCGTAATCAAATTCAAAAAACATATCATTTTTAGGTATAAATGCTGTTCTTGAACCGTCATTTTTATTTAAAGCAGCGAAGTTAACGCCATTAAATGAGTTTGTGGGGCGGGTGGTGAGATTATATAGGTTGTATTTAGAATACACTGTGTCTGCGTGATAAAACCATTCTTTTTCATGGTATTTAAAATGTTTATCGAAATAATCAGGGTGAACTTTTAATCCCTGTTCTTCAATTGATTTAAATACTCTAGGGAAAGTATCATTATAAAATTTATTTATTTGTTCTGGGATCTTTCTTCTAATCTCTTCAAACATTTTTTCCTCTTCCTCATAAATTTTTGAGATCGGTACCAACGAGTTACAGAATGGTAAGTGA